AGAACTCCTTGTTCTCCCCTACCAATACGATAAAGTTTGTGAGTTTCTGGATCTGTAAAATCCATGTCTTCATAAGGAAGCTCATAACAAAATTCCAGCATATGATTATTCAACTGCTGTCATTCTATCATATATTATTTGATTGTCAACCTGGCGGTGTTGGATCTGCGTTCTCGTATGGTATCGTACCGTCTGGTTTGATGACGTATGCTCTTATGTAATGATCTGCATCTGGTAAATTCTGTGGTTGTGGGAACCAATCAAAGCAAATGTCTGTTGCTTGTAGTTCTGTTACAAAGTAATAATATATGTGTTCTAGTTCAAATATCCTATCAATCTCTGCTTCTGGTAATATAGGTGTATAGTATGCAAGTACGGTTGCTTTCTTATCTGCTGATAGTGTATGATATTTACTGTTGTCAATTACTACAACAAATTTGTCAGTTGCCTTTGCATAATCAGCAACTAGCATTTCTTTAGATTTTGGATTTAATGATATTAATGGCATAGTTATTCTCCGAAGTCACCTTCGTCAATCATTTTAAGTATATTATCTAGTGTATTATCTCCTGTATTTGGTTCAATACTACTATTTGGTCTAGAAACCCTCAAAACAGGCATTTCATCAATGTCTACTGTACCAATTGCCAATGCAAGATAGTTTACTATTCTAGTAGAGAACTTACTGTACACTGATTGAGGTATAGTATAGAAGTGTGTGGCATCACTTAGATAATCTAAACCATCTGCCATCACAGCATGTTTTGGTGGTGTGACAGGAAATATAACTGAATTAGCTGGTCTACTATTTTGATCTGCAGGAAGATCTCTTAGTTTCTGTCTGTATGTAACCCACTGTGCTTTTTGCTCTGTAGTTAATTGTACATCACCGAGTTGTGTCCAGTCACTATCCATTAATAAGAAGTTTCTGATCAATATAACTTTATTCCAGTTAATTATTGCTGACCTTGAAAATTCTGCTGCGAGTGCACGTTCTAAATCATTCTCTTGTCCTATTCTATACTCTGTAAACTTTTCAATTAGTCTATTACTAAGGTCAGTAATTTCTGATCCGAATGGTGATAAGTCAAACTGATATGATACCCACTTAAATGCTCCTGTCTTCTGGTTGCGTGAGTATTTTGTCTTGTTCATTTTTACAGTATCATCTTTATATTGGATGAATACTTCTAACTTATCCTTATCAGAATCCCACATAGGATATAATATTGGAACTACCTCTTTAGTCCAATAATCATCATCTATTGTTTTCATCACACCGTCATACTGAATGGTCTTGTCAAAGGCATTCAAATATAGTTTAGTTTCTGATGGTGATGCTATAGTTGCCATTTATAGTGCCTTGATTAAATACTTTACCCTATGGTATTTAGTGATGAGAGGAATGTCATTCTCTGCTGATACTGTTGCAGTCGTAGTTATAGGTGTAGATGATGACATTGTAAACTCACCATCTGTCACTGTCAATGCTGCACCAACTGCTGATACTTCTCTTCTTACTTGATCAATACCATCATCTGAGTTAATTTCTTGTCCACCTTCATCTAAGTTTCCTTGTAGTGTTGCACCACCAGTAGATATGAATGTAGTAACAATAGTAGAGTCAAAGAATAATGTAATTGCACCTAATCCATAATTATCATCAAATGCTGGTGCTGATTGATATACAGGTCCTCTATCCTGTTCTATAATAAATGTTACTTGCGAATCTCTAATCGGATCTCCTTCAGCAATATCTAAGTCTATTGCTTGCCACTGTGGATTATTATCAGATCCTAATAGTATCTGACTGTATAATGTTACAGTATTGGATGATCCTTTTTTATAGAATAGATTTATTGCTTGATCTGGATTCTCACCACCATTTTGATCACTACCACGAATTATAATGAATCTTGCTTTGTTGGCATTTGTCAGGTCAAATGTTCCTACTTCTAATTGTCTCTTACCACTTGCATCCGATGCAAGACCTGTAAATGGTATGTACTGTTGGATTTTACCAGTAGCATTATTTGGAACAGCATTACCACCAAGGAATCCTGCAGTTGTTCCAGATCCAGTTCCAAAACCTCTTGGTTTTATATTAGGATCAGTTGATGATAACCATACGTTTGCTTCAAATGATGTACCAATAGGATTACCATCACTATCACATTCATAATATCTTCCTGTTGGAACAGTTTGACCACCTGGCACCTGTGTTGATTCATCTTGAGCAAAATAACTTACATATATTCTACCATTAGCACCATTAGTACCACTACCTCCACCTAAACCAGCATTTTGTAAATTAACTGTGACATCTGTGCTGATACCATTAAATCCAATAAACAAATCTGCACCAGCACCTCCAGCACCACCTACAGCATCATAATATTCATTAATACTTGAGAATTGTATCTTTACATAACCTGGTTCTGTAGGTAATGCACCATTTGAGTCGCAGGATACACCACCAGCCCAGAAATCAGTTCTGATACCTGATATACCTTCTCGTCCACCAGTACCACCACCATTACCATTGTGTCCTACACCCGCTTGTCCACCAACACCACCAGGTGTTACGTTGATGATACCACAGGCAGATCCACCACCTCCACCACCACCAGCTGAGCATCCACCTGATGAACCATTTCCACCATTTGCGAAATCTATAGGTCCTGATACTTGTCTTAGTGTCTGTGCAGGTCCTCGTGCGTTACCGCCAGGATAACAACCATCAGTAGTTCCACCACCGTTGTAACCACCACCTGATCCACCGCCACCGCCTCCACCGCCAGCACCAGCGATTAGAGTTCCATCTAAGTATAAACCTGTAACACCACCACCTGATCCTGCGGTTGCACCGTTACCCCATGCACCTCGTCCACCACGACCTGATAATGTTCCAGCAGCACCACTAGCGGGTTGTGAACTACCATCTGGTTCTGGACCAGTACCAATACCGCCAGGAAAATTCTGCCATGGTTGTCCTGCGTATGGAGGGAATGGGTCATTACCAGTAGTTCCTTGTACGTTACTTCCTGCTCTTCTGTTGAAACCTACATTACCACCTTGTCCTATTCCCCAACTTAAGTTACCTGACTGTGCTGAGATACTTCCTTGTATTCTTGCACCTCTACCACCATATCCACCAAGTGCACCAGTTTTACCTGACAGTGCCTGTGGCCAACCTGGCCATTGTCCTGTACAGTTAGAGTTAGCGTTAGCATTACCAGGACCTCCACCACCACCAGAAACTTCAATTGATATCGTTCTACTTACTTCACCAGCACCAGCTGCTGGTATTGCCCATGATCCATTTGATGTAAATGTTAGTTCTGGATCATTAGTTGTCTGTTGTTTTACCTGTGCTGTTCCATTACCACCAGTTGTTACAGTTCCCACTGGATTTCCACCAGCTAAACCACCACCTAATGAATCATTAAAACCTGTTCCAACATTAGCACCATCTTCACCATTTAGACCAGGTAATTGATTAAAGGTAAATCTAGCATCATCTAGTAATGCTTGTGGAATTATAAAAGATCCTCCATTTCCACCAGCACCGCCATCAACTCCTGCTTGTCCACCGAAACCACCCTGACATCTAATAGTGTAGAATGTACCATCAACAGTTATACCTATTTCAGCAAATCCTCCATTCTGTCCATCGGTATCACTATCTGCACCACCACCGCCTGGTGCTTGTATTTGAATGATACAACCACTTACATTTCCTAACGATGCATCTGGTATAGTTACAAGTCCTGCTTGTGGTACAGTAAATTGTTCCTCTTTTACTGTAGTTGTTTGACCAGGTATTTCAAATTGTATATCTTTTCCACCAACTAACGTGTTAGTATCAACAGCATACATTTTAGGTGGCACTACTACCTCAGTCTCTGCAAAATAACCGTTTGCTAGTTTGACTGTAATAGAAGCACCAGATGCACTTGTTTGACCAGGTGTTTCTCCATCTCTTGGATTTACTGCAAAAGATGTAAGACCAAAACTGTCTGCTAATACAGTAAAATTACCACTAAATTCTGATGGTGATGCACCATTTACAGTAACTATATCATTGACTGAGAAGTTATGATTACCATCTGTATTGACTGTTATTAAACCACTGTTAACATCATATGACATACCAGTCACGACTACACTTGCAGACTCTGATATAAGATATTGATACTGTTGACCACCAGATGTTCCTGCTGTTTCTCCAATACCATTGGCATTACCATACGTTGCTGCTAACGAGTTCTGTAATGGCACACCAATTAAACCATGTGAGTGACCAAGTGCACCACCAGCAGTTCCATTTGGTTCAAATATGCTGATATTTGCCCTACTATCAATATAATCTACAGCAAACTTATCAACTTCTGCTGCTCCTCTCTCTGCTTGTTTTGTTTGGTCAACTTCTACAGATAATATTCTATGTTGGTGTGTAGGAGGAAATGGAAATGTGTAGTCATCCATAGGTCCTATTTGATACTTTACACTTCCTACAATTTGTGCACCAATATCTGCAGCTATATTGTTATATCCTGTTGTTCTAACATCACCAATAACAAAAAACTCACCACTATCAATTAACGTGTCTTTAGCAATGTACCACTGTCCACCAGTCTGTCCAACAAAGTTGTTGACTGCATTTTCTGGTGTTGCTGTTCCTGCTCCATTGACGTTACCAAATCCAAGTATCTTTCTGTTTCTGTAATCTGGTAGATTAAATGTTCCAATATTATATGGATAATCTTGTAAGGTATATCCTTTTTGAATTACGATTTCTGGATGAGTATCACCACTTGTGAAATTAAATGTGTAATCATTTGCATTGACAGTTGATAAATCAATATTCTGATTCTCTGGGAATGCTATCTCATAAGCAAACTCATTTGTCTGTGCTTGTGAACTAACATCTTCTGTTGGTTGTATCAATGCATAGAATGTCTGTTGATTAAACACACCATTAGATGGAAATGATCCCCATGGATTTGTTCCTAATTGAAATCTGAGTACAGCATTGAATGGATATGGTCTCTTTACATTTGCCTTGTTATTAGTAGGATCATAATAAAATTGGAAAAATAATTTATCATTTATGATATATGATCTTCTCAATCCGCCAGGTGATGATGCTTGAGTTTTTATTACTGCAGTAGATCCTCCATAAGTATTCTGTATAATACTATACAACTCTGGATAATCACGGATATTTAATTCTTTACCATCACAATATAGATGTTGTGGATATGTATACTCTGGTGTTTGTGATCCTAAATTAAGATCAGCAAAGACAGGAAGAATTGTTCCGACAGGAGAGTGGTTACCAGTCTTATCGGAATAATAATTAGAATATGAATTCCTGTATGTTGCCATCTTAATATTTAATTAAAAATTCTTGGACTAGAAATGGTTGTATGTAAGCATCTGCTTTGTTTTCTTCGTTAACATCAATATTAAGTGTTGATGTTATTTCACCAGCAGGGATATATGTTGGTTTTGTTACGACCTGATATGTATGTGGGTCTTGATTAAAAGGAACAAAGTGTTTATGAATACATTCATTACCAAATTCCTCTACATCAGTTACAGTATTGTTAAGTGCACCATATGATACTGCACTTGGTTGTGCATCAAATGGAGCTTGAGTTGCTTGTGTAACCAATTGAGGTGTATAGTTAGCATCTAACTTACTATAGATAGGACCATTTCCAATTTGACTGTAGTTTTGGCAAGATGCTGAGCCAGGAAAACAACTACCTTCTCCTCCTTTACAACTTGCTTCACTGGTATATTCAATGTCTCCACAGAATGCTTTAAATGCTGGTTGTCCTTTAGTGATGTATATTGGAAATCCTTGTTGTGCTACTGGAGTTCCAGTTCCTTCATTAGCACATCCAAACTGTAGTATGTTTCCAGTTGGGTTACCCTGTAAGTCTTGCTCAGGAATATTGCCAGGTATTAGACATTTTGAGTTTTGTTCAAAGTTACAACCCTGCCAACAAGCACCAAACCATGTATATGTTTCTGATCCAAATAAACAGTTGTTGGATCTAACTCTCTGTTGTCCAGCAGCAACGGATTTAGATGCTGATGCTTTACATAATTCTTGTCTTGTATTGTTTATGAATGGCATGATACACAAACTAGATTTAGATGTGTAAGAGTTTCTACCAAATAAACTAAACTCACCAGTTGGGGATGCAGTTCTTGATCTATATCCATCATGAAAGTGAGCATGTGGTTGGAATGCTGTGTGTAATACTTCTGTTTCTTCTGTATAGTTACCACTAGACCTAGCAAAACCAGGTTGTCCTGTAATTTCAATTGTCTGTGCTGGTAGAAAGAAGTTACCTTGATACTGTATAGTATAAGTTGATCCAATATTGCTACTTACTTCTAGTCCTACACCAGCTTTTGTTATTTCTTGTCCAGCATCATTGAACAAATACATGTCCTGATAATCTCCCAAATTTGCAGAGAATGATGTCTTGGTAGACTTTGCACTGAGATCTGGAACTTGAAATTGATTGTCAAGTAATGTTGTATCTGGTTTCTTATATCTACAGTTTAGACCTGTTCCCAATATCGTAGCAAGTTCTGGAAAATTTTCTGCAAGATAAACTGAACCATCACACCTCAAATAACCAGCAGGAAGAGTTTGATATATCGTTGGATCTTGTGGGTCATTAGATGATAATTGTTTAGACCAGTTCATGATAGAACCAGTAAGTGTCCCTAGTTTTCCTTTTTCTTTTGAGTATAATACTGCCATTAGTATGCTCGGATAATGTACAAAGTGACTAATGATGGTGTGTTAGGATTAATCTGTACACTTAATGACCTGTCAACATCAATTGGTTCAATATTTCCAGTCGTCATATTATTTATGAGTATAGTGCTAGGCAAATTCATTTGTCCAGTAGTCATTGCAATATCAATCGTGAAATGATTATGAGATCCTAATGAGTTAGCAGTGAATGCATCACCATTGTGACTCAATGTTGTAGGATATGGATAATCTCTTCCTGCTCCTACTGCACCATAATAATCATTTGGATCTGTTGCTGGAGGTATCACACCACTACCTCTTCTTTCTATTGGAACTTGATCAGAAACATAATAGTTTCTTTGTCCTAAGTATGTACCAGGTGGTGGAAATGGAGCAGTGACTGCTGGTTGTTGTACATTTGTAATACAAGTATTGTCATCTTGATAAGTGTTTGTATTTCCGAATGGTGAAACAACACGAGGAACCGTTGGAACTATTGGTATAAGATCAGATGCGTTACCAAAATGTCTGTGATTAGTACAACGAACTAATGATGTAGCAGCATCATCATGTGCAGTCCATGTTCTTGTGCCAGGTGAATATCTATCTGCTAGTGGTTCATCGTCAGTCAGTCCTGCATCAGAACCAGTTGCATATTCTGCACTAGCAACTTCAAAGTTTCCTGCTTCCCACATACCAAGGAAACCACCACCTAATTCTACAGATGGATAGAAACCATCTGTTGGTCTTGGATGTGTATGTGCTGCAGTATGATCAATACCTAATTTTCTAGGTATAGTTCTAATGGTATCAAAATATGATGGAGGTTCTATACTAATACCTTTTATCTTTCCTGCTAATGCTGAGTCAACTGCTGCTGAAAATGTTGCGTCAATATATGACAATACGTTAGATGGTGCTTGCTCACCCTCAAATCCATTCAGTGAGATATATTGTCCTACAACAGATAATTCCTGTGGAGATAGTAAGTTACCCTCCAAATCTATTGGAACTGTTTGATTCAGTGTTGGTAAATTGAATACATCGTCATCATTATAATTTGGATACGAATTTGATATACCAATGAATGGTTGACCAGGCTCTGTTACAGGACCGTATAAATTACCCAATATTTGTGCAAGTATAGGATAAGTTTTTGCTTGTAATTGAGCACCATTACAGACTATCCAACCTTTTGGTATGGCATCTGGTGTCAAATCTGAAGTGCTTGTGCTGCCAGTCCATGGCATGATTGTACCTATGGGACTGGCTTTCTGTGCTTTTATACGGTTGTAACTTGGCATGTTATACCTCCATTAACCACCAACCTTGTACACTAGTTGGGATGCCTATTTGATCATTACTATCAACTGCTCCAAGATATATTAATGCAAATGCTGCATTAGGAGTCTGAACTACAAGTTCACCAGATGGGTATGGAGTTAATCTATCTCCAAATAATGTTCCAACTGAATCACCTTGTATTGGTGTTCCACTTGTCTCAGGAGTTCTGATAACCAGTGTTGTGTCATACTTTAAGTTACCACCTACATCAATCATTCTTACAATGTCACCTGTTTGTGGTGCTGGTGGTAATGTAACGATTAATGTTTGTGTATTCTGAACATTGACCATGTATATTATGTTCGCAGTCAATGTTAGTTCTGATTCTGGTGATGCTGCGGATAAGTATCTTGTATGTCTCGCACCAGTTGATGTAGTGAAGTTTGTGACTCCAAATGCATCAATTGAACGATCTTGTTTGATAGTATATTCACTACCACCACTTACACCTAGATTCTGTACTGAGAATACATCTGCCTCTGTTGGTGCTGCTGATGCAGTACCTGTGACTGTTAATGTATTCTGAGCAGTTACATTACCTAAGTTATCAACTGAGAATGATGGTGTGCATGCAGAAGTTAGAATGACGTTTTCTGGGCAGGATGTTGGATATAAGAAGAAGTCTCCTCTTGCTATCACACCAGCATCCCAGTTAATTAG